TAATGGAAATGCATTTTTAATGGGAGCAGAGCATGGATGTGATGTGACCGGAGGTACTATTACAAGTGGAGCGGCTATGGGAGATCTCAGCGGGTATACACTTACATTTGCTGCACAAGAGCAAGTACCTGCTAACTTTTTAGAAGGTGCTACAGAAGCTGATCCTTTTGCAGGATTATCAGGAACTGTAACTGTAACACAAGGTACAAATTCTTAATAGGGTTTTTATTTGGTAAATTAAGGGGTAGCAGAAATGTTGCCCTTTTTTTTGTTTTAATAATAACAAATTTGATACTTTTTTATTGTATATATATGATAGTATTACAAGAAAGCGGATCAGCACAAAATATTGATTTTATACCAAGAGAATTTACTGCAAACGCATCTTACACGGTTAAAATAACAGATGAAACGCAAAACAAAGAAGTGTACAGTCAAGCAACAACAAGTATATCACAAAACTTATACTTCAACAGGTATAATGCTGTATTTCCTGTAAAACAAGATATTTATTACACACTTAAAATACTTTCAGGTAGTTCAGTTGTATTTTTAGATAAAATATACTGTACAAACCAAACAGATTTACCAGCTTACACAATAAACAATGGTGAGTATACTTCTAATAGCACTACAAACGAATTTATCACAATATAATGGATAACTTACACATAGTAAATTTAGCTTCTTACAACCGACCAAAAATAAGCGAGGACAAACAAAAAGATTGGGTTAACTACGGTGAGGATAATGATTACTATTCTTATTTAATAAAACTTTATACAGAATCTACAACTAACAACGCTATTATTAACGGTGTATCTAATATGATATACGGTAAAGGGTTAGATGCTTTAGATAGCAACACTAAAACAAACGAGTATGCTGCAATGCGATCTATTATAAGCAACACTTGTTTAAAAAAGGTTGTATTAGATTTAAAACTATTAGGTGAAGGTTCTTTTCAAGTGCTTTACAAAGATGATAGGGTATATAAAGCAGAACACTTCCCAAGACAAACACTACGTGCAGAAAAATGTAATGAAGATGGTGAAATAGAAGGATATTACTATGCACCTGATTGGACAAAAGTAAAACCTAAAGATAAACCAGAACGAATAGCAGCATTTGGATTTGGTAACGGTAAAGAACCTGAAATAAAAATTATAAAAAGGTATGTTAGTGGGTACGATTATTATTGTCCTGTAGATTATCAAGGTGGTTTAGCATATGCTGAATTAGAAAGTGAGATAAGTGATTACCTTATTAACGATGTACAAAATGGATTTTCTGGAAAATTAATTTGCAATTTTAATAACGGAATACCTGATAGGGAAAAACAAATACAAGTTAAAAACGATATAATAAATAAACTTACAGGAGCAAGAGGAGAACAAATAATAGTTGCATTCAACAATAATGCTGAATCGGCAACAAATGTGCAAAACATACCATTAAACGATGCACCACAACACTATGAGTATTTATCAAATGAATGTAGTAATAAGTTAATAGTAGCACATAGGGTAACCTCACCTTTATTATTGGGTATACGTACCGAAAACAATGGTTTAGGATCAAATGCAGATGAAATAAAGACCGCTGCGTTACTTTTTGACAATATTACTATTAAACCCTATCAAGACTTATTAACGGACTGTATAGATGATATATTGGCTGTTAATGGTATTAGTTTAAAACTATATTTTAAAACACTTCAGCCTTTAGCATTTATAGATACAGATAATGCAATAACAGATGAAGCACGTGAAGAAGAAACAGGTGTAAAAAAGGAGTTAACACTAAAAAGCCAAATAGTAGATAAAGATTTTGCTATTATAGATGACAGGTTAGCATACGCAACAAAAGAAATGGCAATAGAAGGTGCTAAAAATATAGGTTGTGAAGGTTACCACGAACACGAATACGAAGGCAAGATATGGTTTATGCCTTGTGAAGAACACAAACAAAGTAATTTAAGTGCTGAAACAGATGATAAGGTATTTGATTTGCTTGATGAGTTTGGTGAAGATGAAGATTTAGAAAACTGGGATTTAGTAGATGAACGCAAAGTAGACTATGACCAAGAAGAAGCATTAGATAAAATGGTAGGTTTAGCATCTACAGGAAGTGCAAGATCAAATGCTAAAAGCGAACAAGATGGTGAAGCAGATGATATGAAGTTTAAAGTACGTTATCAATATGCACCATTAACAGTATCAGCTAATAGCAGGGAGTTTTGTAGAAAAATGGTATCAGCTAAAAAGATATACCGAAAAGAAGATATAATGCAAATGAGTAAACAACCTGTTAACGCTGGGTGGGGTAAAGGTGGTGCTGCAACTTACGATATTTGGCTTTACAAAGGTGGTGGATCGTGTCAGCATTTTTGGATGCGTAAAACGTATATGGCTAAAGGTGTAAAACCAGATGCTACTAACCCAAATGCAGAAATAAGTGTAAATGAAGCAAAGAAAGAAGGTTTTAAACCTGAAACTAATGATGCTAAAGTTGCAAAACGACCAAGAGATATGAAAAATAGAGGGTTTATAAAACCTAAAAACTTTACAACACCACGATAGTTATGGCTGAAGCATTATTTGTTACTCGTAAAGATATTGTAAAATACACTAATGTATCAGGTGGAGTAGATACTGATAAGTTTATACAATACGTTAAGATTGCACAGAATATACATATACAAAATTATATAGGTACAAAGCTATATGATAAAATAAGTACAGATATTATAGCAGGTAATTTAACAGGACATTATGCAACATTAGTTGAAAACCATATTAAACCTTGTTTAGTACATTGGGCAATGGTTGAGTATTTACCATTTGCTGCTTACACGGTATCTAATAAAGGTGTTTATAAACATAGTAGTGAAAATGCGGAAAACGTATCTAAAACAGAAGTAGATTTTTTAATTGAAAAAGAACGTACAACAGCACAATACTACACCGATAGAATGATAGAACATTTTAGTTTTTATGCAGCAGAAAGATATGCTGAATATTATACTAATAATAATGATAACGTATATCCGGATAAGGATGCTAATTTTTCTGGTTGGGTTTTATGATTAAAAGGACTTATAAACCTAAACAGCAAAACATAGTTAAGTTAAAAAACTATTTAAAAAGGATGTATAACAAAAACATAAAAAAGTAATTATATATATATGGCTAATAACATAAATTGGGGTTCAATATATTGTCAAATGATAACTGATTCAGGATTTGGTTCTGATACGGCATATTCAACAAACTATATACCTGATATTTCAGCACCAAGTTGCTGGGGTACTTTTGCACTAACAGCAGATTTAACACAAATATCTGGTACACCATTTTTAGCTGATACAACATTATATAGAGCAGATGCAACACAAAAATAAAATATTAAAAAATGGCTAAACAAGTTATAAATATAGGTACAACAGCGAACGATGGAACAGGTGATCCTATAAGAGATGCCTTTGATAAATGTAATGACAACTTTACAGAACTGTATTCAGATGATGCAGGAGATGTAGGAAGCATAACAGCAACAGCACCAATAGCAAGAGATTCAGCAACAGGAGCAGTAACAATATCATTAAATGATGATGGAGTAACACACGCTAAATTAGAAAACAGATATACAGCAAGTGGAAGCATAACAACTTATACAGGAGCAGTAACTGTAGATTGGTCAGCAGCTACAAACTTTGTAATGGGTTCTTCTTTAACAGGAGCGATAGAATTTGATTTTACAAACTTCAAAACAGGTCAAGTATTAACTATTCACAACCTTACAGGTTCGCAAACAATAACTTTAGATTCTAACGCTGCTACAAGTGAAACATTCAACAAATTAGGTGGAAACGATTACGATGGTTCTACAACAAACGCTTTAATGATAGAATGTATTAGTGATTCAGCAAATGCTGTTTTTAATTATTCAGTATTAACCTATGCAAGTGATACAACACCAAGTTAAAAAAATAAGATATGAAAGCAATTAATATAGATGGTACAATTAAAACCTATAATTCAATTCCTAAAACTTGGGGCAATATTTTAGGTGTACAATATTTAAATGATTCAAGTTTAGAAGAACTTGGTTTTTACGATGTAGTAACACCTTCAACTAAACAAAGCCAAGAATTAGGCTCTATAGAATGGGATTCAAAAAATAAAGTTTTTACTTACCCTATTAAAAACAGAACTTATAGCCAAACAGTAGCTGAACTTAAAACACAAAAAATAGAAAACCTAAAAAGTATTTATGGAAGTAAGTTAGGTAAAACTGATTGGTATATAGTAAGAGCGCAAGAAGGTATAGCAGCACCACAAGACATTATAGATGCAAGAGCATCTTTAAGAACTGAATGTGCGAGTAAAGAAGCAGAAATAAATGCACTTTCAACAAAAAGTTCTATTTTAGATTATCAACTTCCAAGTTTTATATAATGAGTTTAGGAAAAAAGAAAATGCTTTCTCAAGGTGGAGCAGGTGCATTAGTTCCATCAGATAATTTTAATACTGTTTTATGGACAGGAAATAATACAGCAAGAACTATTCCTGTAGGTTTTCAGCCTGACTTCGTGTGGATAAAATCAAGAAGTAATGGAAGAAACCACAGACTTTTAGATAGTATAAGAGGGGCAACAAAAGTTTTAAGTTCTGATTCAACATCAAATGAATACAATGAAGATTCATTAACATCTTTTGACAGTAATGGTTTTACGCTTGGTACAGGCGGTAATCAAAATAGATTAAATGAAACTTACGTTGGATGGTGTTGGTACGCTCCTACTTCAGAAACAAATAATGACGGCAGTGTTACAGCAACTATAAAAAAGAATGTAGAT